GTCCCAAAGAAGTACGGGCTTTAAAGGGCCCGTAAGTCATGGTACCAGGATTCTAAGGTCCACTAGGGTTTTCCCTAGGGACCTAAGAACCTGGCGAATGTTGTTCCCCACCCAGGCGGTAATACCGCCAAAACTGCTCATTTAGTGAGAGCAGCTACCCACCGGCGTTTTAGTACAACTGCGCCGTGCAGTGCGAAACGCTCTAAGTTTAGAGCATCTCGGGACAAAGGATCATCTTTTCCAAGACGATCCAAAGCCCTGAGGCTCTTAGATAGAGCACTATATCCCTCCAGCTTATCAGTACGGTAAACTGGGCTTGGAACCAACGTTTTTATTTCAAAACGATGGAGGTCACGATTCCACCTTTCGGTGGACTCATAACCCAAGTAAGAGATATAGCCAAGTCCCGAACTATTTTCAGATACGTAAGGCAAAGGCCCTACGATCTTGTCTATGCGTTTACGCATAAACAAAGTTGTGTGCCAATAACCCCTTTTATAAAAGAGGTTAGAAGTCGCAACCCAGGAAATAATTTCGGAAACATGCCGCTTGTTCTCAGGAGGCAAATGACGAACATATGTCGGTGTTACCGACTGTCCGTCAAAAGCATCAAGTCCACATGACTCTCGGAAGCTTCCGCTCACGAAAGTCTTATTGGAGTTCACCTTACAATTGTACTGTTGTAGGTGATCGAGAACAATCGCCGCATTTGTGGATGGTACGATAATATCGTCACCATACACATACACATCCCGAGAAACGTAAAAAACGTTCTTGGGTGTGGCAGGAAGGTTGTGTGCCTTGAGTAAAGCCACTATACAAATTGTATAGAAGTACATGGCTTCAACAGGGAAACACAGAGCGCTACCCATAGACGCGAATTTCTTGAGAGGAGAAATTAATCTCCCATCAGGTAAAATCGCACTATTGCTTCTACATGCATCTACTGCTTCCTGAAGATCAGGATGCGAGGAGAACATCTCCAATGCCAGGTCCCGAGGGACTCGGTCACTAGCATCAGAAAGATCAATGGTTGCATATTGACCCGTAGAAGACGACATCAGAGCTAGCTCTTGATTCACGCGTTGATCACGAAAATTAACGTGACCGGCTGTGAGTTGATGAGATTCAAGACGGGCATAAAGCCAATCTCGAATGCCTTGTTGTGCAAATTGCATACAACAAGGTTCTATAGCAATGATGCGGGGACCTTTGAGTGTTTTTGGAACAGGGGTGACCTTCACAGGTCGCTCATCTGTTTCTGGTACAATCGATACAATTTTGAGCTCCTCAGACGACGTAGTCGTACCCAAAGGGTATACGACGCCAATAAGAGGGAAATAAGGCTCAAGACGATCGTGCCAATACTGCAGTCGGAATTTCTGATTACCAGTAATACCTTCTGCAGTAGCCCCAGGACCGTGCCGGGGAACCAAATCATCAAACTCAAAAGAGCTGATGATAGGATCCCAGACAACATGCGCAACACGGCGAAAATCGTCGAGTTGAGCAGACTGAGGCAAAAATACTTCAAAAGATCGCTCAATTGTGACAAATTCCTCCATCGCCTGCGCCACCCTCTCGGGTGTACACGGGAGTTCAACTTTCTTGAACGCCAGACAAATTTGTCTGACGGCTTCAACGACTGTTGATCTATCGATGGATGTGTCGGAAATAAATCTGGCACTTGTTTTGTCATAAATCCTTCCTGTCTCCTGGTCAAAGAGTTGACTAAGCATACCCTTCAAAAAGGAAGGGATTGCTTGCGTTTTTCGGAAACTCCGAAAAGCGTTTGAGTCAATCTTCCCTGTTTGTAAGCTTCTTTCGAAGTCATTACAAAATTGGGGAAGGGTGATCGTCAAAAACGATACACCTTCACTCTTGACCCGTGATTTGATTGTTTCTAAATCACGTAAATCGGAGACATCAGCGGTGCACTTGTTGGATGCATCTATATAGATGCATTCCAACAACCTCAGTAAGTCACTTACGTTGCTTTTCAAGCTGCCTCCATATCTGGGGGTCGGCTTCAAGCCACGTAGTCTACATATCCCAATACCATAGGGTATTGGGTAGTTTCAACACCAGTGGAAAATCGGGATATGCAATCTGAGAGAAAGAGTCTTACGACTCTTGACCCCAGAGCTTATCGACGATTCCAGCTGTTAGCCAGGCTTGAAAGCCGGCTACAATCTGTTCTGCTTGTGCTTGAGTAAACCCATAACTGGGTCTATCTAAGACACAATAGAATGTGAGCGTGTCATAATCGTTGGTTGAATCCAACGGGTTTGTCACGACCGCACGCTGATCGAGGCGAGCAACGGACCGAATATGGCCCTTTGCCGCGTTCGAATGAGACAGAGATAGAGTAAAACTCTGATCTGCCTTCATATAAACTGCCGAGCGATCCTTTTGGGAAACGCGAGGCATCGATTGAGCAACAGAATTGATTGTGATTGAAACAGGATCTGTAAACATTGTGGTTGACCTCCAAGGTAATATCGGTGGTTAAACACAGATGACTCTCTACTTACCGAAGGTAGAGAGGTTTGCTAAGATCTGTGTAGAAGTGATCCAGGCAGATTTACTCCGTGATAGAGAAGAACATTAAGTTCTCAGAATCCCGAGAGCCGCAAGGATCGCAAGTTGCTTGGGACTTAATTGATCCCAAGTCAGGCCGAATCCAAATGGACTATCTACTTTTTCTCGTTGTTTTACGACTCGCTTGCGAGTCCAAACCAACGTCTTAGGCCCGCCGGACGCCACGTTAAACGGTACAAACTGTTTAAACGTGATCGTCTCGACTAAATGGGATGTAAGAAATAGATATTTGGAGACTAAGTTGTCTGAGTAACTATCCTGCAGGACCTTTAAATCGTGTCCTACAGGCGTTAACCAGTCAACAAGCCAACTCCAAGGTACAGCTTGATAAATGTGATACGGATTGACTCTAGCCCCGTGAAGCGCCAATTGGCGCCGAACGGAACCTAAACCACCCCATTCGGGTGAATTTACGTCAAATTCCGGAAGATAATACTTGAACGCGCCGACAGCGTCGACGTGCCACTCGAACTTTTGCCGATATTCCCAAGTGGGAGTACCGACCCAAGTATCGTTTGATGGGCTGGTGTTCAAAGGGTATACATTATGTATACCCGTACCAGACCACCCAGGTATTACCTGATCTAAAAACACATTTCTAATCACACTCCTTCGCCGAATCCACTGCCCGTTCTCCTGACTCAAACGAGCGATTTTCTCACGAAAACCGCGCAAATTTGAAAGGAAATCGGACAAGTCTTTGACGAACGGCACCCAACCAAAATTATGGTTGATAAAGTGGTCAGCCGCTTTTTTAGGGGCCATAGTGATTGTCCTCTTAGACAAACCCGTCAGATTATCTTTGACGAATAGTCTTTGAGAAAAATCCCATGCACCCTTAAAACCTTTTAGCGTCGTTTGGAACATTTTTGGAATGTCTTTCAATTCCGCAATTGCTACAAACAAACCACCTTGCTCGATGCGCGGCTTGGTTTTATCCCAAGCCGTAGTGTGATCACCGCTCATATCATAAAAGTGGGGTGAATGGTCCCGAGAGAACGCAGAATCTAAGTTATAGAGACTGTTATCTCCAGGCCAATCAGACGGGGGTATAAATCCCGTTACAATTTTCTGTCTACCATTTCCGAACGGGGTTACAACGTAACCCGCGGAATTCGTGATCAGAGTTGTACCACTTGAATGAGCCCCTGCGGGCTTGATATACTCGAGTTTAATGTTTCGGAAAGGACCTCCAGATGTAAACGGTGGACCAGGATGGGTTTCATCCCACGTGATCTCCGCTTCGTCATAAGGCCAGGAGCTAAGTAAGGATTGAGTAATTTTTGAATACTCCTTCCAGTTAGCAGAGTTGGGCGTACTCTCAATCGAGAGCGTCCGACTCCAAGTCCTGTCCTCAAGCCCCACAAGGGGCCGGATTCTTTTCCTGACTCGAGAACCAATTTGATCGGTCATGAAGTACCTCCATTTGAAAAGTAATTTGGTCGAAAGACCAAACTGCTACTGCTTACTTTGGCGGCGTTAGCCGCCAATTCGAGGAAACCCATCACTGAGTCTCCAGACAGGCCCG